TTTTCATTAACAGTTTTAGAATATTTAGATAATGATGCTGAAATTTCAGTCATATCAAATTTAACAACTGCACGAGATTTTAATAAAGTAGAGCCATCAGTACCTAAACGTTTGCCAACTTCTAGTATTTCATCTAATCCAGTATTGTATGTTGGATATGCTTCATACAACGTTGCATCTTTATTTGCATAAAATATTCTAAACATTATGTTCCTTAATAGTTAACTACGCGACCTTTAATATCTTGATTTGGAAATTTAACTTCAAATATACTAGGATCTAATGAAGGATATACAATTCCATTTTTTGTAGCAGATGCTAAATCATAAACATTGCCAGAATATCCTAATGTAGTGTCAAATAAATTATTAAATGTAATATTAACTAAGTTTTGTACACCGTTTACATTTGAAATAATATTCATTACCTCAGTTTTAATAACTGGTTGATTTATTTGCCAACGATCAACATCAAAATATGTTTTTAAAGCATTTATACAATTTAATAATACTTCATTACTATTATAATTTGATAATACAGAAATTTCAAATTGAACACCTATATTAATTATAAAAGCATCTTTAATATTAATTGCGTCTGTTAATATTCTATAATGATTTAAGTATGTTTTTAAATTTTCTTTGATTGAATTATTCAACGCAACTAATTGTTTGTTTTCATTGAATCCTAAAACATACATATTAAGTGCTAATGGATTTGGCAAACGATTCTGTGTATAATCTTCTTGTATTATTTGATCGTCTGGTACAATATATGCTTTTGAAATGCTACCATATTTTGCTGGCATCGAATATGCTCGTATAATATAATCGTCGCGAGTCACTGTACGATTTTGTGTTGCAAAATTTGCTAAAGCATTGTTTTTAACATCCTGCAATGTATCAGAATTTTTTGCACCTGTTGCAGGTATTGGATTGGTTACTGCTACTGTATTTTTAACAAAATTAAATACTGGAACAGATGCTGTTGAATTTACATCTTCATCATAATTAATTTGTTGTATATTTGTAAGAACATTTGCTACAACATTATCTGCAATTCCGTTTCCAATTGTATAAGTAACAGTTAATGTAGTATTTGCAGGTGCTTGTCCATATGTTCTTGTATATAAAAAGTTTGATGGATCAATATCAACATCAACATCAACTCTAATACCCGCTAAACCATTACCAACATTTGTAGGATTTGGAATAATTTCTTCATCGTTATTATCTGATACTCCGGCACCAAATTGTATTTCTAAAAGATTGTCACTTCGCAATCTAGTAACAAAACGTTTTGCGGTACGTTTCATTTTTAATAAACTTGGAGATGATGAACGATATTGATATAAGTCCGGATCATTTTCTGCCAAATTCGGAATCGATTCAAAAATAGTATCTTGTGCTAAATATGGAACTTCATACCAATTATCACCATCAGATTCAGTCATTGAAATTATATCAATAATGTTTGATTCTGGTAAAACTATTTTATCATATGCAATTGGAGATCCAAATGTAAATGATCTAGTAATGATTTCGCCAGAAACTGCTCTAACTTGTTTTTTTAATAAATAATAAGTAGGCTGTTTAGTAACATCATCACTTTCATAAATTGAAACTTCTGTTGTATCAAATGAAGAAGAAAATGCAAAATCTACAGAATCTAATGTGCGAAATACAGCTGAACCATTATTAGCAGAAACTTGCATTCCTGGTTTGATTGAAAGTGCATAGTTATAATCAGGAGCAACATTACTGCCTGATCCAATTGATGGAACTAGTTGAAATACATCTAAAGTTACATATGCTGGAATAGAATTTTTAGGTTGATATCCTAACATCTTTGCAATATCATATACATTGCCTCTTTCAGTTGCTTGTTCTAATAATGATTCTTTTAAATTATTATCTGCATAATATGATAATACATCGCCAACATATGCAGCTAATTCTAACATGATCATTCCAGATGATGCTTCACTAAAATCAGTATACGTTGTAGGAAAATACTGTTTAGTAAATTCAATTAAATTTCTTCGAATTTGACTAAAATCTTTACCTAAATAAGAAACATCTTTTTTAGTTACCATGTTATTATCCTTGTACTATCTGTATTATTCCATTATCATCAAAAGCTAATGTAAGTGTGTTTAAATTTATTCCATTAGATGAATATTCAATTGTAATTTCTAATGTATGTATCATTGTTGGATCATCTTCAATTGTTTTTACATTAATTGTAGAACTATTTATTTCAGGTATCCAAAATGATATTGCAGGTAAAATATATTCTTCAATTTGTTGTTGCAAATCGCGAGAATTAATTTCAAATAAAATTTTAAATAAATCAGTGCCGAAGTTAGGTTGTAATGGACGTTCTCCTCTTTTAGTCAATAAAAGATTTTTAAGTTTATTAAAAACAACTTGTTCTGTATCGTATATTGTAGAAAGTGGTGTTGCTGAACCTAAATCAACATCTAATCCAAATGCATTTGCTGCAGATTGATTTATTTCTACAATAACATATGGCACTATTTACCTTTCTTTTTATTTATAGCATTCATTAAACCAGAATAATCTCTAGTTAACACTTGTTGTATTTCTTTCGGGACTTCAAACGTTTTACCTGTTTCCGGATCTTCCATTATTTTAGGAGCAACTGGTTGACCGGTGATTGCAGCTTTCATATTTTCTCGCATAGCACCAAAATTCTTTGCATCTGCAGAAGTCATTCGTATTTCTTCCATACCTTCATTCATCATATCAGCAAAACTATTCATAGCCGTTGGTGTTTGTTCTACCAATGCATCTGTTTCATTGAGAATTGAAGCCCATTTATTTTCAGAAAATTGAACTGTCTTGCGCTTTGGCATAGGCGATGGTGGAGCTTGTTTTTTTGTCTGCGGCTGTTTCATCTCTGTAATAGTAGATTGTAAACCTTCGCGAAGAATTTCAGTTAATTCTTCTTTTACAACCTCACGTACGGCCGTTTTAAGTGCTTTTACTAATGTTTTTGTATCCATGATAATACTTTAATAATAAATATGTAGATTAGTATTTTATGCCTGGGGGCCATTCTGTATCTGATAATTTTGGCCCGTAGAATATTAAGTTTTGCGTATCAATATAATAATCGCCTAATTTACCGATATCTGAAGTTGGTATTCCTTCTTGCTGAAATACTGCACTGGGAGCTTCTTGTAAATTAGATAACACATCTAATTGACGCGAAATTAAAGTTTGAATTGTAGTAGCCCTATCAAGTAAATCTTGTTCTGATACATTGATGTCTCGATAAAATTCTGATGAGTATAAATCATTATATGTATTTATGTTATTGACTTCTGTGTCTGTTGTTGATAACATTTTAATATCAGGCACATCGCCGTTACATGAACTACTTAATTTTTGTAATGCTTCTTGAATCGGTGGCATAATCACCGGTGGTAATTTATTAATTAATGTCGCAGGATATTCTGCCAATTGATTGATACATGTCAATGCATTAGTAATAGTTGCATCTTGAATAGCTTGCAATTGTTGTGCAATAAACAATGGTGCAGTTATTGGATTTGATAACTGTGCAACTGTAATTGCAGTCTTTATACTATTAGCGATATTAACTACACCTTTTGTTACATTAACTACTTGTTGTACTTTTGGTATAGTTTGTTGTACTCTTCCAATCAATCGTTGAATTTCTTCTAGATCTTGTTTAAGTTTTTTAATTCTAGGATCATTGCAATTACAATTTTCTGGAAGTTGAATTGTATCTTGTACTGTCTGTAATGATTTATCAATTAACTTGTCAGTTTCCTTTAAACCTAATTCAACTAGTTGATTAGTTAATTTACCAGCTAATTTAGGTATTTCATCTAATGGTGGTATTATTGCCATGGTTTACTTTTATTTTCTAGGATTGAATTCCATCCGATATTTTGAACTTACTAAATCATTTAATTTTTGTCGAGCAGATTTTAATTGAGTTTTTGATAGAAATCCGCCGGTTAATTCTCCACATTGTATGGGAACAAATTGTAATTGATCTAATATTTTACTCAATATATCTACCAATACATCTCCATGAACTAATGGTTGACTTGCTTTTTCACCACCAATCAAGATATTATTAGGAGTATTTAATATGATACCTTTTTCAGAATCGATAACAGCTAAATCACGTTTAGCTCGAAGTATGATTCGGTCTGCTATTCCTGCAAATTGCGAACCATTAAATGAATTATGTATTGTTAATGGCTTTGTAAGTTGTAGATCATTCAATTCTTGTGTACTAGTTAAATATAATGATGATGCATCTTGTTCTGCACTTTCTACAACAAATTCTTTTTTATTTTTATTGATAGTTCGATTCGATAATATAATAATCGGATCGCCAATATTGTTATCTGAACCGGTCCACGATGGAAATCTATAATAGTAAGTACTTGGATAATTTATATTTAATGTACTACTAAATCGTATACTGTTTCCATTTCGCCCTTCAATTAAAATATCACCCTCCTATGGTTGAATTGGAGAAATAGATTTTCTTGAAAAAGTATTTCCTGGTTTTATTGCATTTATTTCTTCTGCTGTACGCTGGCCAGAAATACCTGGAATCATATTTTCATTGATAGATGATTGTATATCAATAGTTGAATGATAATACCACGTTTCTCTCCAAATTTTATCAGTCGTTTGTTGATTAAATGATTTATAAATTAAAACAAATTCACCAACCAATGGTATTTTTTTTATGCTAATATTACCAGGCTTAACAATATAAATTTTTTGATTGTATAATTGACTACAAGATCTTACTCGAATTGCAAATAATTCTGATAAATTAGAATTTTCAGTAGGAGTTGTAACATATTGATATGTTCTTTCATAATCTAATACTTCAGCAACATCCCATTCAATTTGATTCATTAACATCCTTTTCCAACTTTCGTTTTGCTGTTTCGATGCGTTGATTTAGCATATCACTTTCATATGTAATGATATCTAATTCATCCGTCAATTCTGCAGACAATGTTTGTTCAGCAACTCGTAATAATTGTTGCTTTTCTTCATCACTTAATAAACTATCAACGCCAGAAATTGTTTGTTTGGTTGAAATATATCTTTGTACAATTGCAGTTAATTTAACTAGATGATCATCATTTTTAACTGCAACATCTAGATATTCTTTAATTAAAGGTACAATGATTGTTGCATCAGACGCATTTTTTATCAATGGCTGCAATTGTGCAATCAATTGATTTATTTGTCTGTCTTTCTTTTTTGAATTGTGATATACATCAGACATTAAGTCTGAAAAGGTTGTTCCTTTAAATAATTCATCAGATTTGTCCATAACGTAAATCCTTTAATAATAAATATTAAAACGGCAATTTTATGAATTCTGTTTGTTCGTACTCCAAGAATTTTTCTTCATAGATTTGTTTTAATACCTTGATAACCTTAGTTATGTTAGTAGTTTCTAAACCAGTACGTTCTCTAATAAAAATATAAAGAGCTTTTTTATTAAAATTTTCAATGTTTTGTCTAGTTTCAAAAATATGAAGTATTGAGTCGGCTACATGAATATCCGTTGGACTTGTAAAAATATAATTTAAATTATCATAACAATAATCAATATACGCATCCATAAAATAACGCAATGTTTCTAACATATCCTCGTTATGCATTTCAGTAATAATATTGCGTTGTTCGTCAACATCAATTTCTAAAGCATCTGATTTTACTTTAGCATATCCTTTTTGATTTTCTGCAATTAAATAATTAAATGATGTTCTAGTATAATAAGAATATGCTTTGCCAGCTGCAGCATTAAATTTATCTAAACGAGCTGTTAGATATGTAACTAAATCAGTTTGTAAGTCTTGAAATGAAGAATCAATATAATCTGGTTTGACTTTATTTATGATATTTTCAGCAAGTTTCATGAATGCTGGATAGATAAATCGTCTATATATTTTTTCACGCAGTGCTTTT